AACAAGACAGCGAGTGCAGGCGCACCCTACTTCATGAAGAAAAGAGAGGTGCTGGAGTCAGGATATAAATTTGACCCTAGCCGCGTTGGGCTGGACCCATGTGTTGCATATTTTAGAACCCAAAGTCGCCGGTCTGACGATGGGGGATTTAAGCCTAAAGTCCGTTTAGTGTGGGGTTTCCCATTAGACACGACGGTTGCTGAGGGGCGATATGCTAGAAGCGCAATCCAGGCATTGTCACGGATTAAAACTCCGTACGTGCTTGGGTTGAGTAGGACTCACATTGCTGCAAGGCTTAGTGCGTTCCAATGGGCCCCGTTAGTAGGTTCTTTCGACTGGTCGAAGTTTGACGCCAGTGTTCCACCTCAATTGATAAGGCTTGCCTTTAAAATTGTGCGGGGGTGGTTCGCTGAGGTCGAAGAGACAGAGTGGAACGCGATAGTGAAGTATTTTATTCACACCCCGATCGTCATGCCAGACGGCCGCGTTTACTTTGGTAAAACAGGTGGAATTCCCAGTGGAAGTTACTTCACCGGGTTAATCGGTTCCATCTGTAATCTACTTCTGATTGAGTACTTAACCTATGAGCAAGGAGCTGGTATACGAGACATCCTCGTAATGGGTGACGACAGTGTCGTTGCCCTCAGCCATGCGTTGGACCTTCGTCGAATGGGTGAAGTGGCACGCTTGCAATTTGGGATGGAGTTACATCCTGATAAGCAAAGGTACACCAGATACGACCACGACCTTGAATTCTTGAGTCATTGCTGGAAGAAGGGTCGGCCTACAAGGCCTCGAGAGGTGTCTCGAGCCAAGGCAGTCTACCCCGAGAGGGGTTTCAACTCGAAGTTACCAATCCATGAGTTACGTATTGAACGTTTGCTCGGTCTCTACGCTGATAATCCAGATTTTTGGATCGATGTGGGAGAATATATGGAGAGGGAGGGTGTGGTCCACAGGTATTCACCACGCACTTATAGCGCATGCGTGCGAAGCTTTGTGGACAAGACTAAGGAAGTATATGGTCAAAGAGTTATATATGCGCCCCTTGCAGTGGCGACTTATATATAATTTTTAAGGTCATTTATTCGTTTTAACTCAGGTGGTGCCTCCCGG